GGTTAATGCTAAGCTCCATTAGGTTGGTTAGACCTAAAAGTATTAACCCCCTTGTTGCTAGATACCGAAGTGTATAGCCACTAAACCGGCTACATACGACGTATCTGGCTGAGATCTGTAACCAGGATCCCAGCCGTCTAGGTGACCTTGCGGTAACCTAGATCGACGGACTTTCACCTTAGGCATTTTATTGCTACGAGGTGAGAAGAATAGTCCGTCGCCAACCGCAGAAACGTACCCACCGACTGCTAGAGACATAGAGAAAGGTAACGCCTCATTACTGAGTGCTACCAGTTCTGGCCTCACGCTTAGATAAGTAAATCTCCGCGGACACCCGGATGTCAAAATTCCTTGATCAGGATTAAGCCATTCGGGTACGAGGTGGGGCTTACCGTCTAGAAATGACCGTAGTAGTGTCAATGTGTGATGAAGGTTAATTCCTTGCCTTCGACCCCACATCAGCACTTGGTTGATCACAACATAGACGTCGGCCTCGCTAGCGAGAGACTTCACATAGAAAGGAGTTATATCAACTCCTGCTAAGAAGTCTCCACCGCAAGACTCACGAAAAGCACCTTCACTAAAGGACTTATCGAGATTAACGACAAGACCCGCCTTTGTCAAGACGTCTACAAAGCCGCGATACTCCCGAACGGGGATGATAATATCATCACCGAACACGCAAGTGTCGGACCAATCCATAAACAGATTGGGCCCGCCTCGGGTGCATCGAAAGCCGTAGATCAGAGCAACAATAATTAGCGTCATCAGGGGAAAGGTGAAACCATTCCCCATTGTGCTAATCATATGGAGCTCTACTTGTATACCAGCATCGCTAGCTTTACCATCGCTAGGGATTGTAATCATGGGTGATCTAAGCTTCATTAATAGATCAAACCATGCATCTGGCATAAGGGCGCGCACAAGATCGATACTTATCATATCGCTTGCGGACTTTAAATCGAGTGTAGCAACTGCACCCGTTTCAGAGCCGCGTTTGGCCATAGCAATATTCTTTTGCTGTTGGTTGCGAATGTCTAAGCCGATATGCCGAAGAGCTCCTTCGAGATACATACCTGCAGCAAGCTGCAGGCACATATTCCCTGAAGGTTCGATGGCAATTGTGCGCTCAGTGTCCTCGTTTTTGGGGACTGTTGTTAGTCTAGAACCCTCGATCTGCTTAGTGCCCGAAACTCCGGTTTTGCCATCACTGGCAACGAAGTAAGGGTTCATACTACGCAGTTTAAGAACCAAGGGTTCACACAGAGCGGTGCAAGTCATATCCTGCCAAATCTTATCAGCGGTGTGGGTCCCAACAATGCCATTACTGGCACCGGGGCCAAACCTCCAATTAGACCACAGGTATGACATCTCGAGTGGCTGCTGTATGGCCAACTCATCAAAGGTACTAGTAAAACGCTCCAATATTACAGTAATGTAATATCGGGCATTAGCTAGAATCCTCTGATCGAGGACTAGTGAAGGAGGGGAGACCTTTTGGATCTCCTTAACCTTCTCATTAATCGCTAGGAAATCAGCGACTGCTAGTCCACGAAGATCTTCTCTAAGGAAGCGTGCCCTTTTACGAGCACGTTGCACCTGACGAATGACCGCGGAGTTCTGCGGCCCCTTGTCAAGAAGCTCTTCTAACAGAGTGGCGAAGAACGCCGAAAGACGCTCTTCTCCCTTCCGTAGAACGTTACTTTTACTCACAGGATAACTCCCGATGAAAATAACGGTTTAACCAAGAATCAACCAGATAAGTAGGCGAACCAGCATTTCTACCAATTCGCCTAAGTCTAGGCTATGGGTTATAATCGTATTAAGGATTACAACTTTTTAGCTTTGACCACCGGCAGAACAGCTTCTTCTTGCGGGGACAAAGTGTCCGATGCAAGGATAGCTGTACTGACGGGCTTGCTGGTCGCGTAGGTGTTGTAGCGGACCTGTGCGACAGCATTCTGGAGCGGCTCCACGAGCACGGCAGGAGCATGTGCAATGATAACAAGCGCACAAGCCACAGCGATGGAAGCAGAACTCACTCGAGCCCAGGTCATAGGACACCTGTCAATACGGTGACCGAAATACCGCTCGCTTGTTCCCAGCCGACACCGAAGTGGCAGCTGATCATCGCACGAACTTCTTCCGGTTCATAAGTATCGACACCGGCAGGAATCTCGATTATAGTGGTGATTTTAGGCACCATAATACTCTGATTCGAAGCCGGAGCGGCCCCTTTACGTGTAATAAACTTGTACACGTTAATCGGGACATTCTTGATAACGCCCGTTACAGGGTTTGCCTGCGGTAACGTTCTCAACACAGGAGGTCGGAAGAACGAGATAGTGAACGGTTTAGAAACACTGTTCACGTCAACGTTCGTCTGCGTACCACCGAGTGTACCAACGGCATACTGCTTACCATTGATATTCGGTGCGACATCCGTAAGAAGCGTATAGGTCGGGGAAGTTAATCCCGTAACCGTAGCGCCTGTTGCGGGTGATGCAGGAGCGAAAGCCAAAGTATGGCCCTTTCGAAACACCGAACATCAGTGTACATTTACGCCTTCATGTACCGTGACGTCCAGCAATAACGGAAGCCAAGTTTAAAAGCTTGGTTATTCCGAAAATGGCTATCTCATCCACGCTTTTAACGCGAAGAGAAGCCGACGGTAATGAAGAGAGAACTTCACGCGAGAAAGCAAAACACTCGACTAATGACCCTCCTCCGGTTCCATCGACGGTACCACTGTCGAATTGGTTAACCTTCTGGAAGAACATGTCGCCGGTTGTAATGCTTCGGTACTTCTTGGCCAAAGTACAATAGTTCAAACTACCCGGAAGGGTATAGAACATATCGTCAAGCCAAGGGCCTACAGTTACAAAATAATCGACAACCCAGGAAAAAGGCGTCAATTCCCAAGCAGTGCTTGGAACTTGACTGATCTTCAAACCTAGATGATCGGTTACACTGTAGGAAGCAGCAGTCCGAACATTAAGACTGATGCCTGCCGTCAAAAGGACTGACTGTATATGTTGCGTACTATGGGTAAACCCATAATATGCTTGATACGCAGCTGTATCGGCAATACCCTTACCATTTGCCGTAACCCAGTCCATACTCGCTCCTCCACTTAACTTAACGCGATAATCCTGTCTTGTTTGGTAATGCAAGATAGAATCACAAGCTGATTGGATATCTTTGAGAAGAGGATTAACCCCAAACCCAAAGCCCAACCAGATTTCGCCGAAAAGTTTAGTGAGAGATCTCCCTCTAGTTTTCCTTGCGGTTAACATAGCACCGAGAGCGTTCATGCCGAGACCGTTAATAGATCGCACAAGGCGATGTATTTCACGGGACTCAGCAAGAGGCGCAAGGAGCTGTGCGTTACCGACATGACCTTGGAGCTTGTGCTTGACCCTACCAGTGGCCTGAGAAACTAGGTCATCGTAAGGTTTTTGCGCAGGATAGCTCCCGCAAATAACAGTGCCATTACCAACGCTAAGATAACCATTAACGGTGGATCGGCACTGATAACTTGCTGGAACAAATCTAGATACGCCCTGCCTAGAATAGGCAGAACTTGCATCTAGACCCTTGGCCAATTTAACCTTCCAATCGGGAGTACTGACGTAGGACTTACCATCCGTCCCGATAACAACTCGTGTTTTACGCAAAATGTAGTCGGAGTTCAACATGCTACCGTTGATACTCCAATCTGCATGAGAATAATTCACGAATTCTACCGGAGTTGAGGTAGGACCTTTAGCGCCACGCGTGCCAGGCTTTCGCTTGACTCGCGGGATTCGCGGATAGTTAATCGGTTTTTTGATTTGCATTCCGCGTCTCCTGTAACAGATATAGAAAGTAAGGTCTGGAGGAATCCAGGCCTAAAAGGGAACCCCATCAAAGCAACTAGCAACAAGCTGATCACCGATAGATGCAAATCTACCGGCTAACAAGATCAGCAAAATTACTAGTTTCTTTTCGAAGCACGTAGCCAGATACAAACACCGAAATCGGAGTTAAGGATTCCGGGTTGTATGCGGCCCAA